GGAACGGTCTGCGACGAACATACAAGACCCATCTTTTTGTTATAATCATTATATGAAATATTTTCATTTAACTTAATTTACTAATGTCGAAAAGTCAATTGCGTTACACACGGCAGCATAATTATAAGTTACACCATCTTTGATACACGTATTCTTTTTATCCTTAAAGAATGTATTATTAAATACAACATAATTGTGCACTGTATTGCGCTCATTTAAAGCACAACGTAATTCTTGTAATTGTTTATCAGATAACTCACCTCGGAAACCACGGCCACCATGAATCCGCACATAACTAGCTTGTGCAATAGATGGACCAGGTATCACCAAACCCCCAGGCATATTTCCCATAAATGATGTTCCTTCACGCTTCATAATCCAAGTTCCAACGATGTTCCAATGGGCTTTCTTCATACATTTATAAACATCTTCACGGAACCAACTTGGATCTCTAAATTCTATAAATACATCTAGCCTTTTCATATCGAATTTATTGGATAGTTTTTGCAAGCGTTCTAAATTTACATCTTTATAGGTGAACGATGGTGGTAGCTGTATTAGGACGCCGCGCGTTCGGTGCATTATTTGTTTTATTGAATCCATAAACGTATCTATAGCATCATCAACCTCTTTTAATCGCTTTATGTGAGTGACATAGCGAGACATTTTGAATACAAAGGATACATTATCTGGCAGTTTCAGCAAGTTGTCTATTTGTCGTCGTCCCGGTAACTTATAAAATGAAGAGTTTACCTCAAGTAAGTTGAGTTTTCCAGATGATTGCCACTTTGTTTGGCTAGTCATAAAACCAGCAGTCCCAATGAACCATTCTTTGGTATCCAGTGATTTAACAACTCGTAATTTACGCGTTCTTCCTTTCTCACGTCTTTGACTATTGTTCGTTCGTTTCACAGTTCTCATCATTATAATTTATTGCTATTTTTAACAATGAATTACAAAACAACACATTTTTCAGGTTCTAATTTCATTCCACTATACCATTTAAGCTCTTTACCTTCGTAGTAACTGAATCTAGTTGGTTGTATAGTTGTCCATTCAATATTCTCATCAACTAATCCCAGTTTCCAATAGACATAAGCAACCAATGCAGAGCACCAAAAGGTATTTGTTCGTCGTTCATTACCACTTTTAATACCTAATCCTGAACGTATCCAATCTTGTGGCAATAGGTCATATGGTCTTCCATATACTGATTCAACTGCTTTCTTCATATATGTAATAAAATGTTCATCACGCGTATAATCCATTTTACGATAATATACATAACCACTACGCATACTTGGTTTATATTCATTCATCACTTCGCTGAGATCAGACAAACGAACACCAAATATGTCTTTTCCATCTAAACTATCCGGGAATTCTTCAGATCCAGACTCTAACATACACAAACCCACATTATGCTGATCGCAGCTGCTAGTAAAAGAAAAACTCATATCACGCACGATAATACCAACATGGGAAAATTTACTACCAGTAACTTTCTCAATCAATGCATCATACCAAGCTCCCCGTGTATTAAATAGTAATATATCTCCTGTTTGGCAACAAGATATCATATCATCTAACTTTATAGTTGTCATTATTACTAACAAAGATATATTAGTATTACGCAAAAACATACAAATAATATATCTTTTACAATGAAGTCAGAAATTCAGCAAACTTAGCAAGTTTATCACGTAATGTTACTAGTAATAATCTTTCAGCTAATATGAAAGAAATTGCTACTAAGAAACCAACAATAGTAACTGCGTAGATTGATACTCCACTTCTGTATTGCTCTGTCATTGCTTTACTAATGAATTGTGATGGTACTAGATAAGTAACGATTATCATTATAAATGCGATGCTCCAGCCTTTTGGAATACTTTTATTAACATACGTTTCTCTCGCTACAAGATATGTCAAACCCAGCAAAGCGACGAAATTGATTGTTGTTTGATAAATAAACTCACTTTGACTTCTAGGGTTTGGCACATATAGTTCATCAAACATACCAAATGGTCCACCGACAAAACTTAATACTGTAGCAAGCATATCAACATTTGGCATATATGCCTCTAAAAGTGTCTTTTGTCCACCTTTGTATAAAATATATGGCACAGTAATAACAAAGAATGCTATATACAGAATAAAACCAATGAAATGAATATTAATTTCATTAGCAGTTTTGGATTCTGTCACACTATAATCAAAAATATCTCGGTTTGTCAAACGTGTATCAAGTGTCCTCATAAAGTGATTATCTATATATAACTTTATAGATAATCTAATCCTAACGACATAGCTAAATTGTCAATTAATCAAACGTTACAGAACCAATGATGTCAAAATCACAAGCTGAATATTGCCTGGAAACCTCTGATTCTAAACAGTTACAGCTGTTTTTCGGCCCTATCTCTGTCTGTGTTGATGAATCTATCATAGTTTTTTCACAAGGCGACATGGATACTGCGACATCAGAAAGTGTCCCAGAACAACTCATTGGATATATAACATTCACGTTGTATTTATTATGTTGTGCTGTGCGACGAAACGATAAATCTAACAATGTTGCATATAAAAGTCCAGCTATAAATGCTCCTACAATATTTACGCGCATAAGTTAACTATGTATATTTGTGACTATTCTATTCTGTATATGTATTCAATTTAAATCATTTCAATTGAATTTGTGTTCACATTTATGTCTGTGTCTATGTCTGTATTTGCTTCTTCAGAATGTATTATTTCATTTGTATGTTCTACCTTGCTCATATCCGCAATGCGTTCTATTCTAAAAAACCGTTTTATAATCTTTTTACCGTCTTTCGTATAACCATCTGCAATACGAACTGGAACCATTCGTAACATTTGCACCTTCAATATCTGTCGCACAGCATTTAAAAGAGGCCATTTTTGATGTAAAGCAGCAGTCGACTGTAGAGATGTTAATGACGATGAACTCATGTATTGCTTCAATACCATTAGATCATCGTGACATTGTTTGTATTTCTCAGGCAGCAGTAACAAATCACGAGGTATTAATTGACCTTCTAAGACATGAACATCTTTGTCAACAACCAAACCAGCCTTCTTCAAAAATGCAACAATCGCATTATGTTGTTCATTCAGAATATCACACATTAATCTCTTATCTTTGAAAAATAAAAATTTGTTCCAGATATACCCTAATAAATTAGTCTCAGTCTCATCAAATATTTAGTTTTTAGCTCATATTATGTATTATTCATTAATTACTAATTACTAATTACTAGCTAAACTCCACTACCATCGCGATAGATGATATATGGCTTATTTTCGTCATCATACTTCAAATCTCCGAGCACTCTTGGAGGACTAATGTTTCTGTAGATATCTTCAATAGAATATACCCTATCGTGCTTGTCAACAAAGTGAATGATACCATTAATAGTTCGTTCAATAACTTCAACATTCTCTAAAGCGTGTTCTTCTGGTATCTCATGTTTATTAACAATACCGTGGGGTTGCCCTTTGCTATGGGTTCCACAAAATTTGCCATTATCAAACTCTTCAATCCAGCGCCGTGTGCATTGTTCTCCATTTGCACGTTTCGCACAACATCTGTTAGCAATCGGCACTTGATTCTTAACACGTTTTCGTCTTTGGAAATCTTCTTTCTCAAGCTTCAATCCTTCATAATCATACATAAATTGTAGGAATGATTCTGTTAAATTAGTTCCATTCTTATCCTGAACCAGCGAACCCGTATCACTTAACCATTTATGGATACTCTGTTTGAACTTATGTTGGTGAGTGTCAATCTTCTGGTGAATTCTAGCTTCCATCGTGGACTTTGTGAACAACTATTGATGTAGTAGTTAAGCTATTAGCAATTATCACATATTATCTTCATTCAATTTTCTAATTGAATATCATTGTCTACTTAAAGACCAACTACTATAGTCGTTCTACATTATACTATAATATGTTCACTCTCTGTCTTATTTACAATATCACTTACAACAATTTTAACCACTTCATCTACATTATTTGTGTTTGATTCTTCTGGTTCTACAATTGACGACGACTGTTCTTCTACAGTTTTCAATCGGCGCCTTTCAATTCGCCGTTTAGATATATCTAATTGCCCTTGAATAGCCACGACAGGTTCTTGCAACTGAGTTTCGTTTTCAGATTCTTCACTGCTTGGCAAATTATCTAATACTTCAGCTAACGCATTCGTCATGTTTGGCGTCTTCTTATTTTCCAATTGACCAAGATACTTCTTCATTTCATCACCATCTCCAATTGAGCTCATACGCGCTAATTGACGTCCTGTGTCTCCATCACTATGCGTCCTTGCTAATGCACTTCCTGCTTCCAATTTTATATCAGCTTGTATTTGACCATACATCAGTTTGAGCTTTAAGTTAAAGCGAGTCAAGTACTTTGTATGGAACTTATTAAACGCTTTCACATACTCTATAAACATAGTCGTCTGTTGCTGAATCAAAGCATTTTGATATTTAGATGTATTAACAAAGTTATCAATGTTCAGTCCATTACTTAGTTTACCCTCATCTACTTTCCATTCACGCTCTTTTGTAGCAGTATATGATTGTAATTCACCAATAATGTGCAAAATATCATGGTGCAAGTCTATAATTGTATCGAAGTCATATTCTTTCAATGGTTCAAGGTCTTTATAAGTTGGATAGAATCGTTTGGTATGGCAAGCATCAAGAACCTTCTTATCGGTTATATGTGTTTCAACATATCGCGATAGCAAACGATACAACTTATAATAATCTTTATAGATCTGGTTTCCTATCATAGCAAAAGTATCCCGCATACCATTCTGCTCATGTTCCATTAAACGTCTTTGAAAATGTAAAGAATCAATACCAAAATTATGTTCTTTGCCTTCTGAACGCTTAACATAACTTACATATAAAGATTGTAAACTGGATATCTTTTGAGATAAACTGTCAAACAATGTAATAATAGAGTGTCTTATTTCCTTGACTTCATCAAAACTAGCTCGTATTATTTGTATATCGTCCATCAATTTATATCTTGTCTAGACATTTGTTTTTCATCTCATACAATAATATAAGATGGAATTGAACCCAAAAGACACACTTGAACTTACAGCTGAATTTACAGATTTAAAAGATGAAGAGAAGTCACTACCTGACATTCCTTGGACGGAGGAGCACGAAAATATCTTAGTTGACTGGGCTGATAAAGCGATGTGTTACAGATGGCTACACGCACGGGCCAATCAGAGATATGCTAGAATGAATGCGTTATTTACAATTCCTACTATTATTATGTCTACGCTAACTGGAACAGCTAACTTCGCACAAGACCGATTCCCAGATGACTATAAAGAATATGCACCTATGATGATTGGTGCTGTTAATATTTTCGCGGGAATCCTTACCACCGTTCAACAGTTTCTGAAAGTTGGTGAACTTAATGAGGCTCACCGTGTGGCATCTATTTCATGGGATAAATTCTACAGAAACATTAAAGTTGAACTGGCAAAAAATCCAAAAGAAAGAACCAGTGTTTCTCATATGTTAAAACATTCTAAAGAAGAATATGATAGATTAATGGAAACTAGCCCAGTGATAAGTGACCAAATCATCAGGCAATTTAAACGAACATTTGAAGACTCAAAAGACGAAATGTCCGAAAAAGCACGTGCTTTCAATGAGCTGAAGAAACCAGAAATATGTGATTCTCTAGAAAGTACCAAGCTCAGCGTATATCGTCCAAAACATCAAGAACAAAAGGGACCAAGTAACAGTATGCTTGATATGATAAAACGTAAACGTGATGAAACGCGAAAAGCAAAAATTATAGAAGATTTCATTGTCAAGTTCCGTGAAGAATACTCACGAGAACCGAGCACAGACGAAATCTATGAAAACTTACAAGAGAACATAGCTGAAAGCTTTATCAAACGCATCGTTGGGAATAGAGAAGCAAATGCTGGTGCTGGTAGCAGTTCTCAACAAACCCTTCCCAAACAGCAAACACAACCCAAACAACCACCAGCCGCTCTTACAAACTTCCGAAATGCTGTTGGTTTAGTAAATGCAAAAATGGCATTAGGTGAGAAGATTGATAATAACCGTGACGATTCTATGGTATAACTAAAATATACCACGCGAAAATCATATTATAATGCGTTTATAATACGATTATACTACAGTAAATGTCTTCCCTTTTATTCGAACATATTTCCGACACGTGAAGGTAACAAAGCAAAGAATAAAACAATTGCGATTGTCCAAGCGAGGTATGGTAGGTAATAAGAACTTTGGATATCAAAGAATGTGAATATTGCATTCAATATCGGTATCAGTATAATAAGACCGAGTAGACTATATCCTATTTTTGAAAGACGATCCATTTTACTATATTTACATTATAGATTTTATTAGGTCATTCATTTCGCAACAACTACATCATACATAGCTACGATATGACAAGATGACGGTTTAAAACCATACCAAAAGCACAAGCGTTCTCCATGTAATAAAGTATCACAATATCCAATAGTCCTATCAGCATCATTTACATCATGAAATACCGCTATTTTCAATATATGACTATTTGGTTGTGGATTATTTCCAAGAAGATGGAAACACCCTTTACCAAACTGTTTGGGGACTTTATAATTAGTAAGCCTATATGCAGTAGAACAGTTCATCAACACAAGTTTATCAAATTGCGCATTTGTCCCATTAATAGGGGTTCGTATCATTGACGAAATATAATTTACATATTCCTTATCACCACCTACATAATATATATCTGGAGCTCTAATCATATGCTTCATCTTATATAACGTAAATAGCGAGAGTTCTTCCTTGACTAGAAGCTCAATTAATGGTGATATCATTATGTTTGACAAGGCTTTCCCTAATACCAGCTCACCAGCTGTAATCCATTGGGAACGTTCATTTATGCTTTTATAAGGTGTAATAGAATCATCAAACCCAGTAATCTGACACAGCATATATGTTATATTTTTCACCATAAAAAATCCTCTCGTCATTACATCTGCTTTTAATGATATACTCAGTTCATATAACATATCATCCACTTTACTGCCAGTATCCAAAATGTCACGACTTACATGAGGGAATCCAAACGTTCGCTTGTCTTCAGATCTTCGCATTGTTACAAGGAACTCTAAAAACGGCTTGTGATAGTAACTGTTATTAACGCGATAAATACATAAACTTACTTGCTTTGTTGAAGCTG